GCTTATTCCAGCAACAGTTGTTACATTACTAGCTACACCAGCTACAGTTGTTATATTACTATCTATGCCTGCTACTGTACTTATATTTGTATTATTTCCAGCAACTGTATTTATGTTGGTAGCATTACTTTGAACAGCATTTATATTAGTAGCATTATTAGCAACTGATGTTACATTACTGCTAATTCCTGCAACTGTAGTTACATTACTAGCTACTCCAGCAACTGTAGCAATATTTCCTACTACACCTGAAGCACCTAGTGTGTCCATATTAGTTATATTAGAACTAGTTGCAAGTAAATCCATGTCTGTAATTACTGCACTTTGTGCTAATGCATTTATATTAGTTTGTTCAGAACTAGTAGGTGTTGTTGCTTGCCATGCTGAACCACTATAAACTTTTAATGTATTACTACTAGTATTAAAATATAATGCTCCAGTTAATAAAGAATTGTTATCATTATCTTGAGATGGATCAGATGCTTTTTGTCCAAGATATCTATCATCAAAGTTATCAAAACTAGTTGCAGCACTAGCTGCACTTGCTGCTGCATTAGTTGCTGCTGTTTGAGCTGCTGTTACATCTGCTGCTATTAAATTTGAAATTCCGTTTACTGCTACTTCACCGAATAAGCCACCATCAGAAGTTTCATTTGTTAAACCTGTAATTTGTTTAGGACTTGCTGCAGTTGTCATATCAGACCTCTTCCATTAAAATTTATTTGAAGGTTTCCACCTGACGCATTCCTCTTTCCGTCTTCATCATTTAATTCAGTTATCTCTCTAAAAAACATGCTTGCATATTTTTGAGATTGTTCATCTTCTTGTATAAAAGAAAATATTTCTGTAAGAGCACCAAATAATAATATTCTTTCATTTTGATCTCTAAGCCAATTTGGAACGAGTGTTCCTATATAATTTGCTGTATTTGTATTACCTTGATTACCTCCAGCTGCTGTTGTAGCTTCAGCTTGAGTTGCATATGCTGTTGTTGTATTACCATTAACAAAAAATAATGCTGTAGTTCCACCTGATGTTGTTAGAAATCCAGCAGCATAATTTAATGGTGTAACTGCATACGTTGCATTTAATGCTGGTAATCTTCGATAATAAAGTAATTCTATAGTATTAGCATTACCACTACTATTAAATCCTGGAGTTAACATAAGAACATCTCTTTGTCTTGACCAGTAATTCATATTAGAATATTTTTCTGCATTAACATCATTAAAAGTTCTTATATCTAATTTTTCATTAAATACTCTAATTGCTTTTCCATCACTATCTAATTCTTTTATTTGTATAAATTCTATTAAATCAGAGGGTAATTTTAATTCTGTAATAGTAAGACCATTTTGACCTTGTGATGTTGCTGATTCTAAATTTGTACTTTCATAAGTTACTACATGCTCTAAAGGAGGTATACGAAGTGTTCTGTAAGCTTTATCAGCAGCATATTTTAAGGAATCTTGAATTATTGCATCGCTTACTACTTCTGAATCTCTATTACACCAATTCCTAACTAGTGTAACGAGTTGTGTATATGTTAATGCCATATCTAACTCCTAGGTATTTATTAATAAATCAGGGTACTCCATCATTAGTATTGTTTTTAATTTTTTAAGATTATTTTTATCACTCATAAAGAGTGGATCGTGTAAATCAAGATGATGTTTTTGAAGTATCTCTACTGCTACAATATCAGGTATAGTTGCCATTTTACGATAACCTTTATTAGTTCTACCAAAATATTGTTCTTTATCTCGTTCTAATTTAACTTGATCTTTATATTGTTGTATATCTTGTTCAACTCCCCATTCAGCAGACTGTAAATCAAATCCAGCTTTCATGCTTTCTTTAGGATTTACAGTTGCACTTTGAAATCGAAATTCATTTTGACGAGCCATGCCCTCATTCTCCTATTAAGTTGCTGGTTCTGTAATAGCTACAAATCTACCTGATTTACCTATATAGCCTAGTTCATCACCAGCACCAGCAGCTGCAGGGTTAGCATTACTAGCTACTGCAGTGCCTGGAACTGTAAAATGAGTTAACTTATAGCCACCAGTAGTTACTGCTGCAATTCTAAATACAGAATCATTTGCTGGGTAAATATTACCATTAGCAGTTCTTATTACCATTAAGTCTGTCATTTTTATCTCCCTGTAAATACTACACCACCACCAGCGTAGTATTTAGCCATTTTCATGCCTTTAGCAGCATATTTAGTCATTTTGCCACCACCCATTTTGTATTGTGGAAATTTTGAACCTTTCTTAATACCTTTTATCATTGCTTTAGCATCTTGCATTTGCACTTTTAACACTGGCTTTTGTTTTTTAACTTTACCTTTAGTACCACTAGATTCATACATAGGTGCTTTACCATCATCTTTCTTTGGTTGCATCATTTCAGGACCAGTAGCTTTAGTCATTGTATTTTTCTTTGGCTTTTTCATTCTATCTGATTGTAATTTAGTAGGCTTAATATTTGTTCCTTTATAATTACCTTTAGAATCTAATTTACTTTCATTTGCACTTTTCATTCGATTTGAACCAAAATTTCTTTTAGTTTCTGTAACTGCCTTTTTAAAGTCATCTACCATAGAAACTTTCTTTTTAGTTTTAGTTGAAGATGAAGGTTTTGGTGGACCTTGCTTTACTTTAGCTTTAGATAAAGAATCAACTTGACCCATACCATACTTAAGCTTAGCTATATTTGGCTTTTTAGTTGGCATAGCTCCAGGCTTTTTTACTTTTTTAGTTTCAGTACCTGAAGCTTCTCCTCCAGGCTTTTTTCTAAATAAATTAGTAAAAAAATTACCTTTATTTTTTCTTTCAGAAAACATTTTTTTCTGTTTCTTTCTAGTTTCAACCCTTCCCATTTATCACTCCTAATAAAAAAAATGGAGAGACCGAAGCCTCTCCATATAGGTTAATTAAGTCCGTAGATTGCTCCACATCCTTTTGGATTACGTACTTCAAGAGTACATTCTTCAACCATCATTCCGATTGTTGAATCACCTTTTTGACCTACATCAACCTCTTTTAAAGGTCTTAGATACGCAGTAGCGAACCACTGTGGATCATAGATCAATGCAGCAAAATTAGCCATATCAGGTCTTCCACCACTAGTAAATTTAGTAGATGCATGACCATCACCTAACATATTATCGAATACATTACTTAGACCCATAATATAATTAGGCATAACCATAAGATCACCAAAGTCAGACATATAAACGTCTACTGATTGTCTTAGTTGACCTGAAGTTCCTAACTCTCTCTTTACGCCAGTATCACTTACCATTAAATCAGAGAAGTCTCTTCTTAATTTTGGTGATAACATAATTTTAGAAGCTTTTCCACCTTCTTCATATATCTTCTGCATAACAGAATCAATTTCAGTTAATGATAAAGAACCTCTAGTTGGAGCAGATGAAGATGAAGCATTTACAGATGCTCTTGGAATTGCAGTACCATTATTATCTGTGCCAGCACCAGTAGTTGCCTGTGAAGGTGCTTCAAATTGACCTACATAATTACAAGTTGCTGTACTATTAATAAAAGATTGATATCCACCAGCAGATCTTGCATTTGCATTTTGAGTTCCTACTGCGTTAGATACATTATATGAATGAATCATATCAAATTCAAGATCTCTCTTTAATTCTGTACCTCTTTTCTTAAGCTGATAAGCATATTCATCTGCAACACCAGCTTGATCTACTGCTCTTCTAGTTCCTGACACAGCAATAGTTTTACCATTAATCTGTGTATAGTTTCCTAGTCTGGTTCTATGAGGACCAGTTCTTGCGAAGAATGCACCAGTAGCAGGTGTAGCACCTGTACCACCACTTCCATCATCAGTTGGAGCAATATAATCAGTACCTTCACCGATTCTTGAATTTCCTGGAACTTCTAATTCATCTGTCTGCCATTCGTGATAAATAGCAGTTGCTTTTGCTTTTTGAATTGAAGCGATAAAAGGGGTTTCATCCCTTGTTATCATTGTAATAAAATTTGCAAGATCTTCTCTTTGAGAAACATCTTTGCCAGTACCTCTAGCTGGACCTGCTGGTCCACCAGTACCTCTTACACCAAGTGTATTAGCCATTTTTAACCTCCGAGTTAAATATTATTTAAACATTACCCAGTGATTGCTCTGCATATCCTCGAAGAAATGCCATTTGATCTTCATCAGAAGCATCTTCTGCAAATGCTCTATCTCTTATCTTTGTAGCTCTATCTACTTCTTTTTGATTTTTAGTTTTAGCTTTTTTAACAGGTGCTTTTCGAGTAGCTACTGTTTTTCTTTTAGCAGTTCCTTTTGTTACACCTTGTTTAAGTTTTCTATAATCATTTACAAATTTAACTATTTGTGGATCTATTACAGTATCTAAGACTTCTGACTTTATCCCTTCAGATAAAGCAAATTCTCTTATATCTTTAGCTATTTTATCATTAAAACCTGGAATTAAAGTAGGTATGACTTTAGCAAAATTATCTAATTGAGATTGCCATTCTTTTTGAGATTCTTCTTCTTGGGCTTTATTTAAATTTTTAACAATATTTTCTCTGTTATTTCTAGCAGTCCAATATTGTTTTTGAGCCTGTTCTCTTTTATCTTTAAGATCATTGACTTCATAAGTATCGCCTACTTCTCTTGCTTTCTCAATTTTTGCCTCTAAGTCATGGTAAGCTTTTGCAAAGTTTTCTTCATCTTTATATAAGATAGAAGCAGAAGCTTTTCCAAGATCGTTAATTTCTTTAACTTTGGCTTGGTATTCTTCTTCTAATTGCTTTCTTGCATCACCAAGTTCTCGACCCTTATTTGAAAGAGATTGTTCAGTAGAGTAACCTTTTATAAGATCACTAAAAGATACTGAAGTTTCTTTGCCATCTATTTTGACAACAACTTGTGCATCTAAGTCTAATTCTTCTTGACTATAAACATCAGCTTCTTCGGTAGAGGATTCTTCATCTTCATCTTCTGCTTCCGTTTCTTCATCTTCGGATTCAACTTCTTCTTCAATTTCTTCTTCAGACTCTTCTACTTCTGGGTCTTCTTCAGTAGTTTCATCTGTGTCGCCTTCAGGTATTTGCTCAGAGGGTAGAGATTCTTCGTTATCTGTAAATGCAGAATTACGAACAATGTCAGCCAGCATTTGTTCTTCAGTTCGACTATCCGTTGCAGCAGAATCATCCAGTTGGGTAGAGTCTACTTGTGCTTCGGTATTCTTATCCATTACTTAACCTCCTTAGTAGGTGTTGGTTTTGGTTTCGAAATCATTTTCATATACCTTTCTTTCATTTCATACATAGCTGATAAAGGTTGAACATTAAGTTTAGCTTTACCTCCACTACGCATTGAATCATATTCTAAGGTATTAATAACTGTTTCATAATTACTTATTATTTTTTCGTAATCAATTTGATACATCATTGTCCTCCTGTAAATGTGGTACATTCTTACCATATGTCTCAAAGTTCACCATTTTTTCTTTGACACTTCCTAATGCCATAGCAGAACTATAGAGAAATTCTCTAGACTTTGTTTCATGAGGTTCTGTTTTTAACCATTCTAAAAAATAGTCTACAAGAACCTCACCATATACTTCATCAAAAAATTCATCTCTTTCTTTTGAAGCAAAATGACCTTTAACATGTGCTCGTCTTGCTAATTCTTCTGGATGAATCTTATGATGACCATGAGATTTTTTATTTCCTAGCCTCTTCTCGGCTATCGGTTTATATTTATCCAATTTTTATTTTCCTTGGTTTTTTATCTTCAGGAATTATTCTTTCTAATTTAATAGTTAATAATCCATCTTTTAATTCAGCAGATTTAACTTCTATATCGTCTGCCATAGAAAAATTACGAGTAAATTTTCTATTAGATATACCTCTGTATACCTCATCTTTTTTAGAACTTTCTTTATTAGAAGAAATTGTTACTATATCTTCTACAGTAGTTACTTCAATATCATCTTTAGAAAAACCAGCTAGTGCCATTTCAATAGTAAAGTTATTTCCTTCTTGTTTTATATTATAAGGTGGATAAGAAGGTAATTTTTTACTATGATTAATAAATTCATCTAACTGATCAAAGACTTTATCAAATCCGATTGTATAAGGTATTGGGCTATTATTTAAAAACATATTCATGTGTTTCTCCTTTATTAAGCGAGGTGGGCATCATACTAGATCCATAAGGCATCTTAGTATTAGCACCTGTTGTTGTTATTAAGTTACTAGTGTATTGTATATTACTTCAGCATTTTGTGCTGCAGTTCCGTGTGTAGTTTTTAGGTTTACTAATGTTTGAGCACCATTATTAAGACCTGTTACTATTTTATAAGATTTAGCTTGTAATGATAGACCTGATTGAACTGTAGTACCAGCAGTTGCTACATCAAATGTAATTGCTGCATCACTATTATTAGTTACTATAATGATTCCTCCACCAGATCCACCAGCTGTTGTTACTGTACCTGATTGTGTACCTCCAACTCCAGCATTAGTTAATGTTACTGTTGCCATCATTTACCTCCATAGGTTGTTGTTGTGGCTGAGGATTAATAAGCTCTCTAGCCATCATAATTATTTCTCCGTATTCAGGATGAGGAGGTAATTCTGTACCTTCTTTTGCTGCTTTAATAGTTAAATCAGCCCATTCCTGAAAATGCTTATCGATTGATACTGCTAGTTGTTTAGCATTATCATCCATTGTATTTTTACTTTGAGCATTTGTAAAATCTACGTTAGCTTCTGCTAATTGAACATCAGCCATTGCTTTCTTTTGTTTTAATTGTTCTTCAAGCTCTTTATTATCTGATTGTTTTTTTAATGCCTTTTTAGCTCTTTCTTTAAATTCTTCATTAGAATAATCTTGAAGATAATCATTACTATCTAATTGCATAGCTTCTATTAATTGAGTAGCTAATAATGCTGGTGCAGTGGGTTTAATCACCATACTTTGACCTTGTTTATTAAGACTTGGTAAAATCTCCCCACCTACTTTAGATAATTTTTGTATTCTATTACTATTAGAATTTTCACCTATATCTAAATATATTTCAACATCCATTTTATCTGGTAAATTAGACATATTAATAGTCTTATACATGCCATCATAATAAATACTTTGAGTTCCTTTCATATTTGAAATCATAGTTTGATAAATGCCTGCAATTAAACATTTAAATCCTGTCTCAGCAAAACGTCTAGCTATATGCTGTATACGTTTTTGTGCTGCAGATTGAACTGCACTAAGCTTTTGCTCACTATTTCCAGACACATATAAAGTATCATTAAGACCTTGGGCAGCTTTAGACATTCCTGTAGCTTGTTCTTTAATAAGTTGTAAATGCTCTAATAATGGAACTGTACCTGTAGATACTGTTTCAGGTGCAAGAGCTGCTACTGCAGCTGCAGGATTTCCATTAGTAGGAATAATTTGTTTAGGCTTCATATTTTGTAAAGCACTAAAATCAACTACATTAGGATCTGCAAGTTTAGGACTATAATTAGTAAGATAAGTATTTTCTACAAAACCTCTAAGTATAGCTGTACTTGCTAATGTGCTACTCCTAGTAAAGTCTGCCATTGATAAACCAAAAAATTCATGTGGTATATCTATAGGTACAATACTTGCTAGAGGTATTTGACTAGCATCTTCTTCATGCAATATATAATTACCTACAGTAATAATATGCTTTAACTCTGCAATGCCATCACCATCTCTATCAATTCTTAACCAAGATTCTGTAAGAGTAACTTCTTGATTAGCTTCTAGATCATAGCCATCTTTACCTTTATAACCTTGCCAATATCTTTGACCTGTTATTTCTTTACGAGCAGCAACATCTTGACTATATTGACCACTTCCCATCCATTCATAATTATTAGTTAATGAATCCCACTCTTCTTCAGTAATATTTTCTCCCCATTCAGGATAATATTGTCTTATTTCTGAACGAGTCATTTCTGTTTGAATACCAACAAAATTTGCATTCTCAATTTCAGTAGCTTCATTACTAATTCTAAAAGATTCTGGTGGGATTAACTCTAATTTAATTCTACTTTTATCTATTTTCTTTCTTAACCTAACGTTTTTATAAGAAATATTTATTGTAGTATTATCAGTATTCAGTTCTAATTCGCCTACGACTTCATAATTTTCATTAGCAAGAATTTCATCTAACTTAGCTTCATCAATTAATTCAAACTCTTCAATTATATAGTCGATATCTGAAATATAATCCCATCTTATAACACTATTTTTCCATAATAAAGATGCTTTCATCCATTGTTGGAGTATTTCCCAACCTTTATTCTTTTTAAATATACAGTAATTAACTAAGTTACCTGCATCTTTTGCTGATTGATAAGCTGCTGGGCTATCATCATATGGTACAAATCTTGCGATTTTTGAATTATTTAAAAATAAATCTGTTAATACTGCTGTATAAGCTTCAACAACTTCTGTAGTGCTTGTATCAACAATCGTACTAACACCTTGAGGAGATAAGTGGTCCATTGCAAGACCAGCATATTCATAAGTACTTTTTAATCTTTCTCTGCTAAGATCAGAACTATTTAACCAATCTCCACTGCTTGATTGTATTCCAGCTTCAATTTGATTTATAAGTTCTTCATCTGTTACAGGTTCTTTATAACCTTTCATATCTTCCCCCTTCCAGTATAAATAGGTTTAGCTGATTCCATAACCTTTTGATTATAACTATTAGGTTTAGATATTTCTATTTTTCTAGTTTCTTTTTTCTTAACTGGTAAAACAGGTTTTTGTTGAATGTATCTACTCATTTACCACTCCTGGGTTTATGTATTATCCATAAAATAATCTGGATATATATTTATTGTACCTGAATAAGGAGCTAAAGGATTTTTTATCATATCTTTATAACTATCTCTAGTAGCATCTATTGTTCTCTTTAATTCAGGATATAAATAACCACCAATATCAGATATTGCTTTATTTTTAGCTATATTTTCTTCTTCAAGTATACTCATATTATCGCTTAATGGAGGTACAGTATTAGCAAATAAATTATGATTTAACTCTTCACTTAAAATAAAATTATTAAGTAAACTTGGTGTTCTTGGAGCATCTACACTTCTAACATCAGCTGAACCTCCTCCTGGGGGTATTGGAGCTTTAAGTTTATTTATTTTATTAAATGCATCAATATAACCATACGGATATGCTTCTCTACTGAAATAATCTTCACCATAATTATGAGTTACTTTAACTCCTTTTCTTTCGGCTTCTTTAATTTTTTTAGCCATTTGTTTATTAATTTCATTTAATAAAATAGGATCTTCATAAAATCCATCAGCTAATGGTCCTTTTAACATTTCCATCTTCTTCTCGCTGCCTTTCCTCTTGGTCCTGTCCATCCTCTTGACCTAGCACAAAATGACTTTCTTCTCTTTGCAGCTTTACTTCCAGGCTTTACTTTACCTGTAACTGCTGTTTTAAGTTTACTTCCTGGATTATCTCTACGATATTTAGCAACACCTTTAGCAGTCATACCAGCACCTTCGTTAACTGATCTTTTATAACCACCACCGACTGTCTGACCTTTCATTGTACCTTTATCTAAATAAACAGGTTTTTTCTTTTTTAAAGGAATTATTTTTACTTTTTGAAGCTTATCTATACACTTCTTTCTACCTTTTTTTGTTTGCATTATTCATCCAAGCTGTTGTACCCATATAAGCACCTACAATGCCTGCTCCACTTATATAAAATAAATTACTTAAATCTGCTAATGCTTCTACCCTTTCTATTGGTATAAAAAACATTGCTGCTGTAAATACACCCATGGCTATTAATGTGTATCTAGCCATTCTAAGTTGTGCTAATTGTTTTCTCAATGCTGTCTCTGTTTCTTTAATTTGTTTAACATGAGAGAGTTCTTCGTCTGTTACTATGCCATCCCCATCTTCGTCATATTCATTATACTTTGACCCCTTTTCTAAGGACTTCTGCATAGGCATCTTTAATCTCCTGAATAGTTCTTTTACACCCAACACAAATTCCGTTTTTTAATTTACAAACTTTTATGCAAGGTGATATAATCATTCTCGTGTATCCTCATGGAAAAAATTTTCTAAAATTTCTATTTGATCGTTGTATTTTGCGATTTCATCTAATTGCTCTTCGATAGCCTCAACTATCTGATTGTGCTCACCGATACCCACAGGGTTATTTAAATAGACTTCTATATTAGCTATATGCTTAGCCATATGACCTTCGGCATGTGTTCTTACTGCGTTTATTAATTGTTTTCTCATTTTTTATCCTCCTTATAAGTGGGCTTTGCCTACCCCTTGCAGCCCAGACAAGGTGAGGACAATGGTAGAACTAGTTTAAAGTTAAGCCTTCTAGCTCTTTCTCTAATTCTTCATCTGTTAAATCTTCTGCATTTATATTTGTCTGTGTAACATCTTGTCTCGACAATTTAGGTGCTTGATATTCTGCAAGTATACTTGACACCTTTATTATTTGTTCTGTATCATTAGTTTCCATAGCTTGAGTCAATACGTATTTAAGAGCTTCTATGGCAGTAGGAGCTTCATCACCCATTTCTTTCATAGCTTTGATAGCATCTTTAGCCATTTCTCTTTTTTCTTTATTTCTTTTTCTCGTTGCTAATCCTCTTTCACGATACTCATTTGCCATATCTGGAGAATCTATTGTTTTAAGATTAGCCAAAGATTTTTCACTTACAGCCATTTTGTATTATCCTCCTGTATAGTTCCTATTTTATCTCTCCATGACACGATGTCATCAGATAATCTATGTTGATGTGTTCTATATGCTTCTAATGCTATTGCTAAGGCAATAACAGTATCGTCAAAATTACCACTAAGAGCCATTGTAGAGCCGTTCTCAGCAGAGACATATGTTTTTAACTCCTGTATTATTGTTTCCGACCAAATACCCAAATCATATTCTTCTATTGCTCTCTTAAGATTTCCTATTATCATAGGTTTTGTAGAGACAGTAGTTCTGAATCCAGGCTTAGTTCCTTCTTCATTTAATAGTGTAGCAGCCTTTGTTTGATAGTAAAGGTTAACATAGTTCATTTGCTTGAGTCTATTTAAAGTTGCTACACCAAGACTGTTACTTTCTACTGCGAGTAAAGCATTATTAAAGTACCTCCCAAGATAAAATAAAATATCACCAAAGACACTAGGGTCAATAAAATTATCTCTGAATAATGCACAGACTTCTCTCTCCTTATTAAGTATTACTGCTGCTGAATAATCTTGACCTACTCCGAGAGCTACGTCAGCACCGATTATAAATCTATCTTCAAAACTTGGAGCTTTCCAAATTTCAAGATGACCATTTTTATTATCTTCAAAGTAACTACTTTCTTCATCATATCGTCTTAAGTATTGAGGTACTTGTATTTCGTATTCGTTTACAATTCCTTGATCAAACACACTATTACCAGTTACAAGAAAAGCTTCTTCTGCACTGCTAGGGTATTCTTGTATAAACTTTTTATCTCCTGACTCGGCTAGTTTAAGCCTTCTCCAGTATAATTGATCTTTATTTAATTCAAATTCTTCAGCTAAAAGTTCTTCTTCTTCTGTTAATTCTATTCCTTCAGGACAATCTCTAGTGTATTCAGGAGTAATATACCAAGGTAAAAATATTGGTAGATACTCATTTTCTCCTTTGACAGCACCCTGAAAGAGTCTATAGAATTCTCCACTAGCACCATTAGCAGTACTTTCTAATATAACTTCTGTTTCGTTCTCCTGACTAATTCCCTGGAAGAGTCCAGCCAGAATTTGTTCATCGAATTGCCAAAAGGCGACCTCGGATAAGTGGGCGATAGTCGGAGTTGTTCCTCTACCTGCTTCCTTCGAACCTGCTGTATATAGTCTGTAACCACTTTTATTATGCTCAAAAAGTATCTCCTTTGCGTTTGATTTTTGTAGTAATGGGGGTTCTTCCATATTATCTATAATATTTCGACTCATGTTAAATAGAGCATCTGAAGTTGCACTGTCATGTGCCATAACGACAGATCGAGTATAGGGAGAAAAATAAGTTTTCCAAAATACTCTAGCAGCACAATAAGTGCTTATGCCTTGTTGACGAGCCTTTAAAATAATAGCTCGAACTTTCCCAGTTGTTTTTCTTTGTTTCTCTAATTCAGAATTTATATAACTTTGTGCTTCGTTAAAGACAAAAGGAACAAAGCCTTTTGATGCATCTTTAGTAATAATCCTTATTTGTTCTTTAGCGAATAGTTCAAAGTTTTTCTCATATTCTTTTAATTTTTTTCTTTTATGTAATTCTTTAGATAATTCTAATACCCTTTTATTTTTATTCATGGTGTCCTCTATAAGAATTTCTCTATAAGGTCGTGTTTATGTTTAAAAAAGATGTGGCTGATGTATAGTACCCTCTTATGTTTTTCGTACCCCCCATTGGGGGTTTTTTTGGGCTTGGGTTGTTTCCTCCCTTCCCTTGCCTGCCTGACCCCTTCGGCTCTTCCCCTTGCCGTTGGGGTCTTTTTTTACAACAGAAAGGAGGTTGCTATGCAATCTAAATGCGACTCTTGTGGTAAGAAGCAAGTTAGAACCCTTATGGTTAAAGACGGAACTAAAGAGGTTACTGCTCTTGAAGATGGACTTACTTATCTTGTTCCTCGTCTTCTGTGTTTTAACTGTGTCATTAACAAAGGAGTATACAATGCCGAAACCACAATCCAAAGCTCACAAGATGGTGGCTTATACCCTCTCAGAAAAGAGAGGAACTAAGCAATCTATGAAGCCTGAGAAACGTATCGCTAACAAAGGTGATCGTAAAGCTTCTAAGTTGGCTTTAAAGAAATTCGCTTAGGCGAATGTTAGACCTCTAGAGATTTCCTCCCTCTCTAGGGGTCTTTTTTTAGGCAAAGCCTACACTTAAGTAGCTGCCTTTACTCAATGGAGAATGTACTAATGAGTAACATGAAAGAGCTGGCTCTCAATATTCAAGAGTCTGGTAATGTGAACTACTTGCCTTTGCAGTATTTCTTTACTACAACTAATGAGGGTCTGATTCCTCGTTCTCAAGGACATAAGTTTGTCTTCTCGCCTCCGTGCAAGATTGCAGACTTTGATTTCCAAAGAACTAGGATTCAGCTTACGATTGTAAAATCGCCTTATGGTCAAGGTGCTGAAACTGCTCAGAGGTCTTGTGTTACATTCAGTACGCTACATGATAGACATCTTATGTCTCAAGCAGACAGAGATGGTCTTGAAGAAGCGATTGAAAATGCTCACAAGGCTTTTAGGCAACCTGTTCACTTGCTAAGAGTTAAGGATGCGACTATTCCTTACTTCTGTGGTATTTGGTCTGCATTAGACCCTATTACCATTTCGAAGCTTGGTATTGAAATCGAGTCAACTCCAGATCGTAGCCGACTCAAAGGCTATGCAATGGGAAGATCAGAAATGATCTTAGACTAACACAGCAGAGTTACCCTCATCTACTACAGGTGAGGGTATTTTTTTAGGTCTTTAAGGAACATTAGAGTAAAAAAGCAAACCTCTTATAGAACCTCTTAGACAACCACCCATATGAAAGGAGACAAAAATATGGACTATAATACTAGTGATATAATGTCGGAAGATGCTATGACACATGGAGTTACTGTGCTGGAATGCGAGAAGACATATCAAGAACGATACTATAAATATATTGTTAAACAATATTTTAATAATAGAATCTCTACTGATACCTTCCATTCATTAACAGAAAACTACCTACCAGATACCCTTAAGGAAACTTGAGGGTATTTTTTTACAAGAAAGGAAGGTGTAATATGTATGTTATTATACTCGATGGTAAGAAGTACTATATAGATCTCTATGGAGTAGTTCATACCTCTAATCCGTTAGCATCATAACTGTACTTTGCAGATACCTTCGAGGTTCTTACGAGATTACCTCTTAACGTTGGTATCTGCATTGTTATTATAATGCTAACCACTTATAATCAAGAAAGGACTTTTATTTATGATTATAAAACTCAATAACTCTTATGCTATACGAGAGCAAAAGAAAGCAATTAGACTTCTAAAGAAGTTTAAATCTAATCTTCCCAAAGATGCTATTGCAATCATAGCTGGTGGAGCACCAAGAGATTGGCATCATGGTTGGGGATGCAGGGATATTGATATATTCTACTACATTCCTAATCAGAAACCTCTCACTTATCTCTGCCACAAAACTAATGAGCAAAAGCCTTGTCATCTTGACATACCTAAATTAGTTGAGGTAGGTAGAGGTGATCAATACTTTAATTATGATTGTGATGACACTGGATTTGGTGCTATCTTAGGTATACATGAGTATAAAATAAAACGAAAGAACGCAGCTTTAGATAGTAGAAAAGTTCAACTAATAGAACTTAAGATACCACCTACAGACTATGTTAAACTCTTTCCAATTAGTTTATCTCACATATACATGGATGACACTGGTAAGATTGAATCGCTTCAAGCTTATGATTGTAGCTATGAGTACAAAATAATCTACGAGTTACATAGAAAGTCTTGGAACTATGTTTACCTTGATAAAATATTAGGTAGATTTTGTGATTATGGATTTCTACCATACAAGTGGACTACAAGAAATAAACATATGGCAGGCAATGGCATGACCTATAATCAAGCCTTAGCTGAAACCATAGCTTATGATTGTAATTCAACTGTAATGTAACTTCTAAACTAAGGGTAGGCTATATGCTTACCCTTATTTTTTGGGAACAATCCCTTAACACTTAAAATTCTTTGAAAGGAATTAAAATTATGAGTAAAACTATTTCTTACATTCGTGATGTTACTTTTAACTACGTTTGCTTAACTCAACAGAAGCTTGATCGATTCGGTAAGCTTGGTCTAATGATCGAATTTCCAAAAGAAAGAGCCGATGAGCTTAGTAAGTATGGTAAACTAGTACCTTTAAATAATGGTAACTTAGGAATTAATCTTAACACTAATCCTAACTTTGGAAGAGATTCCAAAAGAGCTGGACAACCTAAGATGATTCCTATCATCGATATGTCTAAGAACCCAGTTACTGAAATAGTCGGTGATGGTAGTAAAGGTGATCTTAAAGTATTCACCTATCCTCAAGACAGAGCCTACAATGGTACAAAGACTGCACCAATGGCTATGCTTGTAAAGACTCTTGAAAAGTACGTTCCATCCACTGATAATGATTTCGAAATACTTCCAGCTGATGTTCCTAAATTCAGCAAAGAACAAGTCGGAATTGAATCAACTGACTTCTAAGGGTAACTCTGCTAATAAGGGTAGGCTATATGCTTACCCTTATTTTTTGAAAGGAGTTCAATATGAACAATGTAATCCATAATAAAGCCATCGAGCTATTGGCTAAAAATAAAGAGCTCAGAGAACTTATCAAAGCTCAAGAAGAACTAATCAAAATTCTAAATGAGAATTCTAAGTTGCAAGACTCAATCATTAAGAAACAAGAACTATTATTAAAGCTAGAGGAGAATACTAGTGTATCTAAATGATCTTAATAACTTAACACCTGATGAGAGATTCAAGGTGTTACAAAGAGAGTTACCAAAGTTAAGTGATAAAACTCTCTCTGATTTAATGACGTTAACTTCCTATGAACTTCAGGATAGGAAGTTAGCTAAACAAACTGCTGAAGATAGAAAGATTTGGCGATAATGGAATACTTAGGTTACATGTTTATGCTATACTTCATTATAGGCTTTCTTATTATATATAGGAGTCTGTAATTGAAATA